TAGTAACAGAGACTAGCGTGTGAGCGGTATCGCAGTCAGTCGGTATCCATGATTCGTATTGTGGTCAGAGGGCCCTATGAGTAATCATTCAGCAAATTCTTCAAGAGGCACGGAAGGTTAGCGATATCGTGGCTCGTCTGCGGGATTGGAGCGATTTCAAAAAAAGGGTGGAGGAACTTCTCGATACTGGGTCAGTTCACAAGTTGACTGCCTCGACATGCAGGACACTGCTCGAAAAAGGAGACAGAAGAGAATGGGTCCAGACGAAGATTGCCTCTCAAATCAAGATCATGCTAGAGGACTCACCCGTGTTTCCCGAAGAATGGAAGGCAGACCTAGAGAAACAAGATAGAGAAGATGAAGAGTTCCAAAAAGTCGCTTGTGAGGAGTGTGGAGATTACCCTCGAGAAGAAAATTCCAAATTTTGTGAAGATTGCATTCGTGAAAAAGCAGAGCAAAGGCGTTGGGAGGAAGAATCTGAAGCCTATAGAGTATGTATGGCACCTCTAGCAGACTCATCTGATACATGTGGAAACTCAACCGTACTTAGTTGCGTTTTGTGTGACAAAGCGGTATGCGATGTCCATGCAACCAATCACCCAGGATTGAATATTCATTGTTACGAATGTCAATAGGGGCAACTGAATCCCCTCCCTCTGAGAACCCTCTGAATCACATGAAGAAAAGTTTGCGTTTTTTCTCAATTAATTTTCTAGCATCTTTTTTTGTTGCACCTTTGATGAAAAGTTTCTTTTCTTTCGGAAATTTGCTTTTCCCATTTATCAAATGCTTTAGGGGGTGGCATTTTATTAGTATATTTAAAAGGAGTATTGTATTTTACTTTAGTTCCTGAAACCCCTTTATCTTGATAAACCCCATAGTCTTCCATTTCAAATGATAATGTAAGACCATTAGCAGTTTGTTCTAAATTATATCCAATAGAATTATAAAGAGTTTTGTTTACATTCTTATTTTGCTTAGTAAGATTAGTTCTGGCTTGTTGGACTACATATTTACCAAATCTATTTAATTCGTCTTTTAATTCTTTTAAATCCATTAGCAAATAGTCATATCGGTTGGAACAATTACATCAAAGGTTACAGCCCATCCTGTTAGTGAGTTCTCAAACCTTTCATTAAAAGGCTCACAACTTGCCGTTCCTTCTACTTGGTATAAATCACTAAATAAATCTCCACGCATTAGTTTACTTACTATTCTTGCAGCTACATTTAACTGAGTGTTAAGTATATCTTGCTCATTGGAGTTTCCTAGAAATACAGATGTTTCTTCTTTCTTAGGTTCATCTACAATATCCATACACATTATAGTTACATTGAATGTTGTAGTTGGGGCAGAGATAGTTGCTTGATTAACCATTATGTGTGATAATGGAAATATGGTTTGTTTAGCTAAGTCTATGTCATAGATGTTTCCATAGCTAACTGTATTAACAAAAGGCTCTGCTTGTAAAGCTGTTTTAAGTGTATCAATTATATTATAATAAGTTGTCATATCGTTTTAATAAATATTGGTGTAAAAGAGTTTATATCGCTATTGTTTGTTTCTTCTATATAATCGTCTAGCCAGTCAAGAGCTGCATCAAAGTCAAATACTTCATTATTAACTTTTGCTTTAAGTAAACAGTCAAGACATTTCCAGTAATCATATATTGCTCTTTTAGGATTAGTAGTGCTAATACCAATCATAGCATCTTCAAATCCTTCAGCAAGTACAATGCTTTCATCATAGGGAATTAATCCCCTTTCGTAAAGCTCCTCTACTAAAAACTCTTTCATATCTTCATTTTACTTTTTAACATTCTAGTCTCTGTTTCAATCTTTTCTTTTTCAAAAGATAAAAACATTAGACATTTATGTATTGGCTGTTTTGTAACATTGTCAAGCTGTAATACATCTCCTTTACACAATCCATATAAGCTTGAATACCAACCCCATTTTCTTCCAAAGTTTGCTTTTGCTGTGAGGTTAGATTCTGCGCCTCCACTTTGAAAAAGCTCGGTATATGTATCATTAATTCTTTGCTTAAATTCCAAAAAAAAACAAGCGAACCTAATACTACATCTAAAGGCATCTTTTTCATGTCGTAATTGTCATAAGTTTCGTATGGCTCTATTAAATATTTGCCATTTTTTTTTAAGGTTACTGGTCTAAACAATACTCCCATAGCTTTATGTATGTTTTCCCAGTCAGCAATAGTTGTGTCTAAGTCAACATATTCTCCAAATGTCATATCGTCTAATTGAGGTATGAAGCCAAACTCTACTTCTCCTTTTTTAAAGGTTGGAATAAAGGTTGGTTTCTGTTCAAATAGGTTGTTAAGGTGTTTGGTTATTTTTTTTATTGAATTGTATTTAATATTTAATACAAGCTTTAATTCAATATTGCAGAATATCTCTATCATTTTCTGTTGCAGAAATAAACTGTCTTCGTTTTCTTCAGAAATTTTTAGAAACTTTTGGTATTGTTCTAATGTTATTTCTGACAGGTTTTCTGGTACTAATAATTTAGCTTTCATATATATAATACGAAAAAACTAAAAATTGTAGTTCAGGCTAACTATCTGTATTATATTATTTAATATTTATTTGATGATATATTCCATTAAAGGATATGCTCCATTCTTCATCTATTGTAAATTCTTCTTTTGTATCCGTATTAAAGAAAGTTATTTTATCAGAAATAAGGTTAAGAAAAAACTGATGTTGTTCAGGTGTTGTTTTGTTATAGAAGTCTATTACTTTTTTATAAGGTGCTTTCATCTTTGATAATTTATATTTGTTTGTTCTTTAGGATGCCCATCCCATTCTCGAGCATCACAAAAACTATTAATTTTAATTGTTGGTTTTTTAAAATCACTCCAATAAGAATATTTAATTCTACATTTAAATGGTTTCCCTTCATTTGCAGGATAAGGCATTACTGCATCTGTATATGGATTGCTTGATTTATCATCAATTAGGCTTTCTACTGGCAATATTACCAACCTATGTACTCTTTTTATGTGCCCTATTAACTGTCCTATTGGTACAACTATTGCACTACTTTTACCTATTATCTTTTTAACTTTGTAGTAATCAATGTTTGTTTGGTCATAACCCCAAGAGGCATAAAATATATCCCCTATTTTTGTTCTTGAATTATCGTAAATGTATTTTTTCATAATTAAAATGTTCTATTAGGTTTAAATTTAGGTTTGTATCTTTTATCTTTTGGCATATAGTCTTCATGAGTATATTTTTTACCAAGCATACTATAAAACTCAACAGTTATACTAAAAACTGATAGTTTTTCATATTCTAATAACTTAGTTGAATAATTTATTTCTTTAGCATATTTTAAAGCAAATAGTCTTTTAGACTGTCTTGTTTCTAATGCTAAAAATCTTTTTTCTAAATCTATCATTCTTGTTTTATATAATCTAAATAATTTAATATTTAGTTACAAATTCTTCAGCTTCTTTTTGAGTTTTGAAATAGTAGCTTGAATATTCGCCTTTGTCTATGACATCTACTCTAAAGGAACTGTAGTCTTTGTTAGTTAGGGTTCTTGTTTTCATAGTATAAATATAATAATAATAATTTAATATAAAAAAAAAATTTAATAAATATGATATTCTCCTCTATTTGGATTTTCTAATTGGTAGCTTACCGAATATCTAAGAGCATCTAATAAATGATTATGCTTATCTATTGGGGTTTGTGATTTCTTTTCAAGCCAACAATAATTATTTAATTCTTTAATTAAATCAGTTGAGTTTGGGTCAATAATTAAATCATAATCTTGCAATAAACTAATACCATAGGTAATACTTCCCTGACCTTTTATAGTTGGAACTACATTATTAAATCTTTGCAGTTCACTTATTAATCGTGGTTCTGCGCTATCTCCAACTATTAAATTGTTACCTGCAAATTTAGTGTTAAGCTCTGCTATTTGTGAAGTAGTTAAATGTGTTTTATAAAAACATTGTTTAACATATATTATTTTATTATTTGAATCAATGCTTGTTTGTACTAATGTTGAGGGGTCATTACTAAAGCCGTAATCTTGCCCATATACTGATTTACCTATTTCTTTAAAACCCCCAATTTCCCAATTAGTAAATATTACGCCCTCTGCCTTTTCAAGCCACGCCCCATTTACTATATGTTCAAAGTTTTTAGGTCTTCTTATTTTCATTTGTTCTATTTGTTTGATATAGCTATTTGAAAG